ATCTGGGCGACGCGCTCCATGCCGTCCCCCATCCGCGTGCCGTGCTTCTCCTTGCGGAGTTCGGCGGACGACTCGCCATAGGCGTCGTGGTCCCATCGCGTCTCCATCCAGATCTCGTCGGTGTCGAGGTCGTGATGCCAATACTTCGTCTGGCCCAGCACCGGGTCGTGCGAGAAGAGTCGCGTGCGGATCACGTGTCACCCCGTTGGTTCGGTCCTGCGGTCCTGCGGTCCTTCGGAATCCCCACCCTCGGGAATCGAACCCAAGCACCAGATCGGTGGACCAATCGGTAGGTTGGGCGGAGGCGGGAACCTCCGCGGGGAGGGAAGGTCGGGTGAGCGCCTCGACGCCCACCCTCGCTCCGTCACCTCTTACGAGGTGGTCAGGTCGGCCGCGATGCCGTGGGCACCCTCGGTCTTGACCTTCAGCCCCCACTCCACGAGCAGCATACGCTTCTCGTTGTCGCCGGTCTTCGAGAGCTTCTCCGTCCGGAACGGGCGGAGGTAGCAGAAGCTCACGTACTCCGGGTCCACGAAGAGGCCGTCACGCGCCCGCTGGAAGCGGTTCGGCACGATGCTCAGGTTGCCGAAGTCGGACACGTAGATGTCCGCCGCCCCGATGATGGTCGTCGGCGCGTTCCCCTTCACGTTGTACCGCTGCTCCGCGATGCCGGTGAACGTCGAGGCCAACTGCTTGTTGAACGCCCCCAGCATCAGCATCTTGAGCTTCCCGCCCGTGGTCCAGATCTGCTGGGCCACGTTCTTCAGGATGGCCTCGGTGAAGGCGACCTGCGTGCCGTCCGTCCGGGCTGCGGCGCCGTCAAGGGTCACCGGATCAGCCGCGGCACCCGTGCCGATGGCGGTGTTGGTGCCAAGGTACGCGAGGAACGAGGCGGTCTCCCGCGCGGTCGAGCTGTCGCCCGCCACCTTCGCGTTGTTCGCGAGGGCCATCGTCTCCATGTCGCGCTTGATCTCCGCCGACCGCTTCGCCATCTGGTACGCCAGCTCGGAGCCGCGTCCCGCGCGGTCGGTGGCTTCCAGCGTCCCCGAGATCACGAGGGTCTTCCGCGAGATCTGGGTGTAGTTGTTGAGGCGGACGGTCGGGGTCACGGCGTCGAACGTGCCGACGTCATCACCTTCGACCACGTAGTTCGTCGAGGACGCCGCGGCGAGGGCATCGGTCTGCCACTCGAACGTGGTGTTCTTGACGCTCTCCCGGCCCGCGTTCGACATGAACGGGGTCTCCTCCGGGGAGATGTTGTAGATGGCGTCCGACAGCGCCTCGCGGATACCTACCGCGTCATACTTGTCGAACGTGCCAGTGGGCTGTGCCACGGGATGTTCCTTTCCTTGGGGTTAGTCGATCAGCCCGGGCAGCGTCTTGAAGAACTCGGCGGCGTCATCCGTCCGCCCTGACTGCTTGAGCCGATCCATCGCGGCCTCCCGCTTCTCGCGCGCCCCGGGCTTGATCTTGCTGCTCCGGCCGGGCGTGAGAGTCTTCGGGCCTTCCTTGATCTTCGTGGCCGCCCCCGGCTTGTCCGGCAGGGCCACCTTGTCCTTGTTCGCCGTCAGTCGCCGGTAGCGGTACCCGTCCCGGAGCACGAGCAGCAGGCGATGGTCATAGACCGCGTTCGCCTCCGCCTCGCTGAATCCCCGGTCGAGCACGTACTGCCGGATGTCCGCCAGCTCCTTCTTGGCCTTCGCGTCGTCCTTCCACGCCGGAACCTTGTCGAGCAGGGCATCCCGCTCCGATTCCAGCTTGACCGCGAGGGCCTGCTGGTTGGCCTCGGTGTTGCGCCGTTCCATCTCCGCCCGGACCTGCGAGAGCTTCTCCCGCTTGGCTCGCTTGTCGGCCCAGATCGCCTTCTGGAAGACGTACTCCTCGCGATCTTCCGCCGCGAGGGCGTCCCAATCCGGTTCCGGGTCGATGGCGGTGAGCTGCTCGTTGAGCTGCTCGATGGCGGCAGCCAGTTGCGTGCGCTCGGCGGTCAGTTCCGCCTCGCGTGCCTCCAGTGCCTTGCGCTTCTCCGCGACTTCCTGCGTTCGCTGGGTGAAGACCTTGGTGCGCGAGTACCCCTTCTTCAGTTCGTCGAGCGACACCTGCTCGATCTTGCCGTCAATCTTGACGGGGATCAGCTCTGGCTGCTCGTCCTCCCCTTCGTCGGTCGCCTCGTCATCCTCGGCTTCGTCGTCGGACTCAGCCTCGTCGGCCGCGTCCTCCTCCTCGTCGGGCGTCTCCGTGTCGAGGATCTCTTCCTCGTCCTCGTCCACCTCGTCGCCTTCGACGGCGGGCTTCGTGCCCACCTTCCCGTCGAGTTCGCCTCCCTCTTCCGTGAGACTCACGTACTTGCTGAGGAATCCCTCGACATCCTGCGTCGGCTGGGCCTCAGTCCCTGTCGGGGTGCTGGGGGTGTCCATGTGTTGCTCCTATGGTAAGTCGTTGCGCTACCGTCAGGTAGCGGTCCGGCGTGCGATGCGTTCGAGCATCTGCTCCGCCACGTCATGTTCGGCCACCGCGGCCTCCAACTTCTGCCGCACGATGGCGAGCGCGCGGAGGCGCTGGTAGGCGTCCTCCCGCTCCTCGATCTGGTGCGGCGCGCTCGTCACGAACGCCTCGATGGCCTCCGTCCGGGCGTCCGCGAAGGCCGCCACGATGCCGGGATCATCCATCGTGGCCTCCGCGGCCCGTCGCCGGAGAAAGAGCCGCTTCAGCTCGTCAAGCGTCGTCATCGGCCACCTCCGCCAGCACTTCCTCCACCTCGGCCTCCGGGATCTCGCCCGCGCTGAGGGCCTTCTCGGTGCCACGGCGGTCGCCGAGCACCTGCTTGATCGCGGACAGGTGCAGGGAGCCAATGGAGATCTGGGCGTTGGCCTTCTTCTCGCCGTAGGTCTCCGGGTCCTGCACGCCCGCGCGATACTTGGCGAAGTCGGTCTCGACCTTGGTGAGCGCGATCTCCTCGCGGGTCACGTCCGGGCGCATTCGCAGGGTTCCCGGATCGCGAAGGCGCTCGAAGGAGTCCACCGCCCCGTCCACGATGGCCTCGGCGCCGATCCGGCCCGCGGTGTTCCACCGCTCCCGGCGCGTCGCGCCCCACTCCCCGGGCACGTCGTGCCCCTTGCCCTTGTCGAGCCAGTGATAGAGCTGCCGCGTGGTGCCCCCGGCCATCGCGCAGAGCTTGCGGACGGAGTGCCCCTGCGCGCGCCATTCGAGGATCTGTTCCTCGCCGACCGCATCGTACGTGGCGTGGGCCGCCCAGAGCTTCTTCTGGGCCATCAGGCGGTCACCGTATAGGCCGAGGGGTACGCCGAGGGAATGCCGCACCCGATGCGCGGGGGATACCAGCGCCAGTCCGGCCACCAGCTCCGCCCGCAACAGGGGCACCGCTGGCATCCGCACCCGCTGACCGTGCAACTCGACGTGCCGAGGTTGCCTTGCACCGTGCAACTCGACGTGCCGAGGTTGCCTTGCACCGTGCAACTCGACGTGCCGGGGTTGCCTTGCACCGTGCAACTCGACGTGCCGAGGTTGCCTTGCACCGTGCAACTCGACGTGCCGAGGTTGCCTTGCACCGTCACCCCGGCGGTGCTGCCCTGTAGCGGCTGCCCGGAAAGGGTCTCCCGTCCCAGAATCTGGCTCAACATCAGTCCGTCCTTCCTTCGGTCTTGCGCGCAGCAGCCACCTGCGCCTGTGCATTGACGCGCGCCTCGGTGATGCGGGTCGCGCTCTCCTGCTGTGCCCGCATCTTCTCGATCATCGCGTCGATCTGGGCCTCGTCCAGCTTGGCCCCCGTCTGCGCCTCGACCACGGCCATCTTCGTCCGCGCGTCGAGTTCCGCCTTGTATCGCTCCAGCTCCATCTGGGCCTGAAGCTTCTTCTCCTCGAACTGGAGTTCCGCCTGCTTGATCTGGCCCTTCATCTGGATGTCCGCCATCTGGGCTTGCGCCAGCGCCTCCGCGTCCTTGCCCCCGTCTTCCCCGGGCGGCTGCGGCGGCTGGTAGCCCTCCGGCACCTCCTTGAAGAACAGCGAGGCGTCCTTCCAGCCCGCCAGCTCGGCCATCTTCGCGTACGTGGCCCGCAGCTCGGCAAACCCCACCATCGGGTTCCCCGGCGCCGCGAGGAGCACCTGCTCCTGCTTCGCGGCGATCCCGGCCAGCGTCGCCAGCTTCTCCTCGACCGACCCAGCGCCCAGCGCCACGTTCACCGCGACGTCCATCTCGGCGTCCCAGCTCTTCGGGTCGATGGTCACCCATTCCCCGCGCAGGCGCACGGTCCGCGGCCGGTCCTGATGCTTGACGATCAGGCGGTACAGGCCCCGGAACAGGTCCCGGTAGCCGGTCTCGGCGAAGATCCGCGTCACCAGCTCGATGTTGGCTTGTGCCGCCGAGATGGTGGCCGCCACCGCCGCCTTCGTCGAACTCTGGAGGGCGTCCGCGTCCAGCCCCTGCGAGGCTTGGTTCTGCTTCGTCCGGGATTCCTTCACCCGGTCGAGGTAGTCCAGCATCGGCAGCGTCTTGTCGCCCACGAACGGCAGCGAGATCTCGCGGAGCTGGCCCGGCGCGCGCACGCGCACGATGCCGCCCACCTCCGAGTTCATCAGGTCCTGCAAGTTGACGTTCTCGGCCACCGCCTCGTACCGCGGGTGGATCGCCAGCGCGAGGCTGTCGAGGGTGCCCCGCAGCACCGAGGACTTGATGAGCTGGAGGTCCTTCACCACGTCCGCCGGGCAGAGCCCGAACAGCGTGTGCGGCTCCGGGTCCGGGCAGATCGTCGCGAACGGGATCTCGTCCACCGGCCGGTGGTCCAGCAGCGTGAAACTCTTGCCGCCCATCACCCCGCACGCCTTGACGATCTGGGCCGGGTCGTCCGACCCCTCGTCGAGCTGGACGCGCGTGTACGCCTCGACATAGAGCACGCGGCGCATGTCGGGGTTCTCGGCCGAGTCCGTGCCGAGGGTCGTCCGGAACGGGTTGCGCGCCAGCGCCTCCTCGGTGTCCAGCTCGGTCGAGGCGGTCGTCTGGTCCAGCAGCTCGTCGCGGTCGTATCCCATCGCCACGAGGTCCGAGATCGTCTCCAGCGAGCGGTGCGCCACGAAGATCGCGTCCCGGATCGAGGTTGCGCGCCGGTCGATCAGGAACTCGTCCGCGGGCACCGCCTTGAAGCGCGCCCGCCCGTGCTCCTGCCCGATGCGGCGATGGATCGTCGCCCGGAAGATCCGCGGCTCGACACCCTCAGGGGACGTCTGCTCGACGTCGATCTCCTCGATGGTGTCGTCTTCCTGCAACGACAAGAGGGTGTCCTCCTCCAGCCCGGTGTGCTCGGAGACCTCCAGCCGCGTGCGGTTATCCCACCACCACTTCCAGACGCCGAGCTTGCGGACGAGGGCATCCTTGACGCCCGAATGGACTTGCACAAAGCCGTCGTTGTCCTGCTGGAGCACCACGTCGTTGATGTAGGCCGTGGCCTGATCGGCGAGCGCGATGTCCTCCTGCTGGCGCGGCTTGAACTCCACCACCCGCTCGCCGCCAAAGAGTACGCGCATGATGCTGGGCATGAAGCTCTGCACCGTGTCCCGGACGTCACGCGAGATGACCTGCGACCGGCCCGGCTCCTCGTTGCCGAATAGCGTCCCGTTGTAGTAGTCGGTAGACTCGGCCCGCTGCGGGCCAAGCTCCTCCTCGATGTACGTCCGGGCATCGACCAGCTCGGCCGAGACGATCTGCTCGATCCTCGTCGCCAGCTCGCCCTCGTCCTGCTTCGTCCGCTTCTTGCTATATGCCACGACGGCTCCTCGGTGGGGTGGGACGAGCGGGGCGCGGGGCGTAATGGCTTCGAGTGCCGTCCCGTTGGGTTTGCCCCGGCCCGCTCTCCCGCATACCGTAACACGTTGCGCTACGCACGATTAGACGATCCCCTTGAGGTTCCGGCGGAGGGGGCGCTTCCAGTCCGCCTCCACGTCCCGGCCCCGCAGGGCGGTCGTCGCGTCCGCGGCGAAGGTCAGGATCAGGGCGTCCGCCCCGTCCGGGCTCTTCAGTCCCCGCTTCTTCATCTCCGCCTTCGACTCCACCTGCACCTTGCCGGAGGAGTCCCGCACCTTGAACCGGACGGCCGCCAGCTCCTCGACCAGCCGCTCCATCGCCTCGCGCTGGGCGGCGGTCAGGTTCGGCCCGAGGACGGGCAGGGCCACGTCCCGCCCCATCAGCCACTCCCGGCACTTGAACCACAGCTCCGCGCGCAGGTTGGCGTACGTCGCCCCGATGGCCGGGCTCTCGGAGACGTTGATCCCCCGGGCGGGCAGACCGAGTTCCCTCAGTCGGTCCACCACCCCGGCGCCGTAGCCGATCACGTCCACGAGGATCTCGGTCGGCCGTTCCTTCTCGGGCGTCAGGTCGTACTCGGCCTTGACGCGCCCGGCGACCTGCATGATGTCGAGGCCCTTCAGGAACAGCGGCGGGTCGGCCATGACCCGGCCCCGGCGCCGCGCGATCACCGAGCTGTCGGCCCCGAACCGCGCCACGTCCACGCCCCAGACGCAGGCAGTGCCGGGGGCCTGCTCGATGTCGCGGCCCATCGCGGACTGGATCAGGTCCATCGGGATGATCGTGTCGTCGTCGCCGAGCGGGAACTCGCCCAGCACGCGCACGCGGTAGGCGTTGGAGTCCACCCCGTACTTGAGGGCCATCTCCTCGACCCACGCCTGCCGGACGCGGGGCGAGGTGAGGCAGGAGACCCGGTAGGTCTTCCACGAGTCCCGGAGCTTGTTGTGGGTGTCGTAGAAGTACCCGGTGCTCCGGACGGGGTTGCCGAGCAGCAGGGTCGTCACGTTGTGGCCGGACATGCTGCCCGCGGCGGCCTCGAAGACCGCCTCCGGGATGCCCGACGCCTCGTCGCCGATCAGCAGCACCCAGCCGCCGTCGCAGTGGACGCCCGCCATCGCCTCCGGCGTCTCCGCCCGGCTCGTCTTGGCCGTGAGGAACGCGTTGGCCGGATCGTCCACCAGCTCGATGCGGTCCGACTTGATGTCAAAGAGCGCCTGCAATTCCGGCGGCAGCTTCTTGACCCAGAGCTTGATCTCGGGATAGAGCACGTCGAAGAGCTGCCCGGCCGTCGCCGCGGTGACCACCACCCGGAAGGGGACCCGGAACAGCATCGTGCAGATCACGGCGAACGCGGCGGTGGCGGACTTGCCGACGCCGTGGCCGGAGCAGACGCTGATCTGGGACTCGCCATTCTGGATGTCGGTGAGCACCGCCGCCTGCCACTCGTCGAGGTCGGGCGTCAGGAACTCGCGGACGAAGCCCGGCCAGTCATCGACGTACCGGGCGCAGAACTCGGCAAAGGGATTGGGGGTCACACGAACGCCCGCCTGACCCAGAAGTCCGCGACCCGGCCGCACATGAACTCCTCGCGCACCCGGACGCGCTCCAGCCAGCGCCACTCGGTATTCGGGTAGCCCACCACGACCGGCCAGAGCGCGAACCACTCGCGCACGCGGGTGTCGCCGTACTGCGGATTCCGGACGGTCCACCTCATTCGTCGAACCGGAGCAGGCCGGACGCGGCCATCATCGCCCCCACCACGTCGCACATCGCCTCGATCTGCGTCTCGGTCATGTGCCGGTGCTGGCCCGAGTCCCAGAGGGCGTGATGCATCAGTTCGTGCGTCACGGAGTTGACGAGGCAGTGGGGGTCCTGCCCCTGCTTGAGCAGGATCGTCCGGGACTGCATCACGGCGGTCCCCAGCCGGTCGTCCTCGGGCGAGATGTCCTCGACCAGCTTGACGGTGATGGGGCCGCTGAGGCCGCCGATCTTTCTGGGAAGTCGCATGGGCCAGAATATCGGGGATTGCGCTACCTCGGTTTTTTGCCGGATAGGCTGGCCATTTTTTGAGGGTAGGGTCCCCTTCGCCCGAAGGACCAAGCCAGAGCGCGGCCCCGCCGAGCCTCACGGGCCACCGGGGGGGGGTTGAGAATGATTCTCAGTCTCCCCCTCCCCCGTTCCGATCTGCACCATACCCCTAACCCATTGCGGCGCAATGACTTAGCCCCGGCCCCCAGCTTATCATAATCCCCATTATACGTCATTGGGGCTGAGGATGCGGGTTAGCGGGTAGGAATGAGAGTGAGCTATCGTGCCGGCAAGGGCAGAATAGGTGACGCGTCAATGGTTGACGCAGCGAATAGTGGTCGTCGCGCGAGTAGATTCGGAGCGTAGCGGATTGCGGGATACTCTTGCATTCTGCCGTGGTGGCGCTGCTCCTACACCCTGTCGCATCGACGCAACATATCCAAGAATCGTGCCACGCGATAGCCCCGTCGTTGCTGGCCCGGCAGCGTGGCATGGCGCTTGCCATATGATAGGGTGTCGGCAATGCCGCCGACCCCGATCGGAGTAGACGCCGATGTTGATTCTCTCCGCCAAGCACCTGACCGCCGCTTGGGCGTGCCCGGAACAGGTCGAGCTCTTCCGCGAGACCTTCCCGAAGGGCGCACCCCTCACCCTCGCGTCCGCGCGGAAGGCGAGAAATGCCGGACTTGACTTGAGCTGGTGCGCCAACCTGCTGGACTACTCCGCGCGGGAGGAGTACGACCGGGCCACCGCCCCCGCGTGGGAGGAGTACCAGCGGGCCATCGTCCCCGCGCGGGAGAAGTACCAGCGGGCCGACGCCGCCGCGCAGGAGGAGTACGACCGGGCCATCGCCACCGCGTGGGAGAAGTACCAGCGGGCCATCGCCCCCGCGCAGGAGGAGTACGACCGGGCCATCGCCGCCGCGTGGGAGGAGTACGACCGGGCCATCGCCGCCGCGCTTGTCAAGGGGCTACGGGACAC